TTAACCTTGCTGTTAACACAGGCGTCACGTTTGTTGGTAACGTTTATCTTGCCATCAATTCAGCTTCGGCTGCTGCTGTCACCTCTGGCATCTTCCGCTTTATTCGCACAGCGGCAGCTACTTGGGTTGGTTACCGCGTCGCTTAATAGGGTGGGCTTTGGCCCACTCTTTTCTTTTAGGAGATTAAAATGGTCAATACCAAACCGATTGGTGTTGCCTACTCTGATCCACAGCTTGTAAGCGGCACGACTATCGACGGCGCTGTCATTACAAACCCAACGGTCACAGGCGCAACAATCACAGGCGCTGTTACGGCGTCTACGTTAAATCTTGCTGTTGCTAAACCAGCCGCAGCAGGCACAAACCAAGCTACAGCTACCGCTCTTGGCGCTGGTTTTAGCTGGGTTACGGCTGCTGACGGAACTAAAGGCGTTGCATTGCCAACAGGCGTTGCAGGTCTTGTTGTCATCGTAAAAAATGATGATACGGCTAACGCTATCCTTAAAGTTTACTCAGCTAATGACGGTAACAGCGCGGCTATTAATGCTGTAACTTCTGGCACTGCATATTCTATGGCTGCTAAAACCTCAGTTATGTTTGTGGCCTATAGTGCAGCTCAGTGGTTCTCAATTCCGCTAGTAGCATCTTAATACTAATACCACGGGCGACCTACGGGTCGCCTGGCCCTCCCATAGGAGTTTTTATGGCTGTTTTTTATCTTCGACACCCAAAGCACGGCGTCAAAGTTGCCACCTCTGATATGGAAGTGACGCATGACGAAGAGCGAGGATGGGAACTATTTACCCCTACTGAGGTGACTGAAGAACCGACCAATGCTATAGTTTTGCGGCGTGGACGCAGACCGAAGGTAGACGATGACAACAGCATACGACCAGATCTGCGGGGCCTTGAGACTGATAGGGATGTTGGCTGAAGGTGAAACGCCTTCTTCAGAGACAGCTAATGATTCCCTGACAGCACTAAATCAGATGATAGATTCTTGGAATACCGAGCGTCTATCTGTTTTTTGCACGCAAGATCAGACATTTCTTTGGACGCCAAACTTTCGTGTTCAGACACTTGGGCCTACCGGTGATTTTGTTGGTAATCGTCCAATTCGGTTAGATGACGCGACATATTTTAGAGATCCGTCAACAAACGTTTCGTTTGGCATTAAACTTATTAATCAACAACAATATGATGGTATTGCCGTCAAGACAGTGACCAGCACTTATCCGCAGGTCATTTTTGTCAACATGACATACCCTAACATTACNATGAGCATTTATCCGGTTCCGACACGCGTGTTGGAATGGCATTTTATCTCTGTATCTACGCTTGATATACCTGCGACATTAGCAACACCATTGTTATTTCCGCCGGGGTATTTACGAGCCTTTAGGTATAATCTTGCTTGCGAGATCGCGCCGGAGTTTGGTGTCGAACCGCCGCCTACAGTTAGCCGTATTGCTATGGCGTCAAAACGCGATCTGAAGCGCGTCAATAATCCTGACGACGTAATGGCTCTGCCTTACAGCATGATGCAGCGTCGTCAGCGCTTTAACATTTATGCTGGCAATTATTAATGAAGACGCCTATCCTCGGCTCATCATACGTTACGCGTAGCCCTAATGCGGCTGATGCTCGTATGGTTAATCTTTACCCTGAAATTATACCTGAAGGCGGTAAAGAGGCGGCGTGGCTTCAACGCGCGCCGGGGCTTCGATTTCTTGCTAACGTAGGATCTGGGCCTATTAGAGGTCTATGGGCTTATGGCAACTATGGCTACGTCGTTTCTGGAAATGGGCTATATCGTGTAGATACAAGCTGGCGTCCGACATATCTAGGCGCGGTTGCTGGAACAGGGCAAGTAAATTTATCTAATAACAATACACAAGTATATGTTGCTGCTGGCGCTAACGGATATATTTACGACACGTCGTCAAATACATTTTCACAAATCACAAGCGCTAATTTTTTTGGCGCTGTAGGTGTTGGTTATCTTGACGGATATTTTGTTTATAACCAGCCTGGAACGCAGAATTTTTGGGTGTCCAATCTTCAAGATGGTTTAACCATACAACCTTTAAATTATGCGGCGGCTGATGGCGCTCCTGACAATCTTGTCACGCTGATCGTTGACCACCGCGAAGTTTGGTTGTTTGGTTCTTATACAGTCGAGGTCTGGTATGACGCTGGTCTGCCGACATTCCCATTAGCGCGTATTCAAGGTGCGTTTAACGAAATTGGATGCGCAGCGGCATATTCTGTCGCCAAGCTCGACAATGGCATCTTCTGGCTTGGAACTGATCAGCGCGGTAAAGGTATTGTTTATCGGTCTAATGGCTATTCNGGCACACGTATTTCTACNCANGCTGTTGAATGGCAGATTCAACAATATACTCAAATTTCTGACGCTGTTGCCTATACATACCAGCAAGATGGTCATTCGTTTTATGTGCTGAATTTTCCTACGGCTGATACGACATGGGTTTATGATGTAGCAACGCAAACATGGCATGAACGCGCGGGCTGGGATAATGACAAGTTTACGCGGCAGCGCGGTAGCAGCCAGATGTTTTTTAATAATGAAAATGTCATCGGAGATTATCGCGCCGGGGTGATATATGCGTATGATTTGAATGTCTATTCAGAGGCTGGAACATTACAAAAATGGTTGCGTTCATGGCGCGCATTGCCGACAGGTCAAAATGACTTAAATCGCACGGTTCAACATAGCCTACAACTTGATTGTGAAGCTGGCGTCGGACTATCAGGCGCTGATAGTTTATATTTAGATAACGCTATTCTTGCGACAGAAGCAGGGGATTTATTAATTACTGAGTCAGGTAGTTATATCTTGGCTCAAAGCGCTCCTTTAGCGCCTGGTGTTGACCCACAAGTTATGCTGCGATGGTCCGACGATGGCGGGCATACATGGTCTAATGAGCATTGGAAATCTATGGGCCGCATAGGACAGACCGGCTATCGTACGATCTGGCGGCGTCTTGGCATGACGACTAAACTCCGTGACCGCGTGTATGAGGTGTCGGGCACTGATCCAGTTAAGATAGCCGTTATGGGCGCGGAGCTGCATGTGGACGGCACCAATGCCTAATGTAAACCCTAATAATACTCAGATACCTGCACCGCGCGTAGAATTTATTGATAAAGCTACAAATTACGTTTCCCGCGCATGGTATACATGGCTGTTTAATATTTACCAAGCTGTGCAGGCTGGCGAGCGTTATGGATCATATTATGATACAACAACGCAAAGCGCGGCGGCGATAAATACGGCATATGCTGTCACATTTAATAGCGCGTATGTTGACGCGTCTAATAACATTCTTCAATTTGGCGTTTATCGCGGGTCGCCTACATCGCTTATATATGTAGATAATACAAGCACATACAACTTTCAATTTTCTTTACAATTAGTTAGCACAAACGCTACGGCAAAAAATGTCTATATATGGGCCGACGTTAATGGAACGGCGGTGCCTTATTCGGGCACAAAAGTAACTTTACAAGGCGCTAGCGCAGCGTCTGTTGCTGCATGGAATTTTGTGCTAAACCTTCAAAAAGGTGATTATTTTCGTCTTATGTGGTCTGTAGATAATACGAATGTTCAAATTGCCGCGTTTACTAGTTCAAGTCCTGTTCCAGCTATTCCATCGGCCATTCTGACCGTCACAAGTATTGTAGGTGCTTAAATGACTGTTCTCACACCTGTAGCAAAAATGCAATTTTTGGACGCTTCAGGCGCACCGCTTGTTGGCGGCTTATTGTATACTTATAATGCTGGCACGACCACACCGCAGCCTACCTATACGGACAGCACAGGCGCAACGGCTAATACTAACCCTGTTGTTTTAAACGCGCGGGGCGAGGCTAATATATGGCTCGGCGCGGCGACGTATAAGTTCAAATTATGCGACGCTAATAATACTGAAATTTGGACGGTTGATAATATCTCAGCGCCAACGACGGCATTATCGCCAGTTTTGTCAGGCAACGTCATTATTGACTCATCGTCCAGCGGCGCGGCGCTTAAAATTGTGCAGACAGGCACAGGGCCTATTTTTGTCACCCAAAATGTTAATGACCCTGACACAACGCCTGTCATTATCGACGCAAATAATAATCTTGGGATTCAGACGACATCGCCTGGCGCTGCGTTAGACGTGGGTAACGCGGGGTCTATTTGGCTATCTAATTCGGGTGTAGCACGATCAATTATATCGGCTGACGGATCTAACTCTTATTATTCGGCTGAAGGCGCTCGCAGTATAGTTCTTAAGGCTAACGGCACGACGCTGTTTACGATCAATACGACAAACGCTACGGCAACAATTCCGATTGTTTTACCCGCCGATCCAACGACAGCACTTCAAGCGTCAACAAAACAATATGTTGACACTCTTACTGGCGCACCGGCAGGTATTATTATGGCGTTTGCTGGATCAACCGCGCCAACAGGATTTCTTGCCTGTGATGGATCGGCAGTATTACGCGCGACTTATGCCACTCTTTTTGCCGCAATTGGCACAACATGGGGCGCAGGTAACGGCACAACGACGTTTAACGTGCCAGATCTTCGCGGTATGTTTATGAGAGGCACGGGAACAAACGCAACAGGTTCATCTAGCGGTGCAGTTGGCCCTAGCGTTGGTACCTATGCAGCGGATACTTATCTTAATCATAGCCACAGCATAACAGATACGGGTCATGCTCACTCACCGACGTATCTTATTAATCAAAGTTCCGGCATTCCTGGGTGGGCTTCTGGCTCCACGTTTAATAACGCAATTACAACACAATCTGGCACTTCTGCCTCAACTACAGGCATATCAGTCAACACATCCACGACCGGCGGCACCGAAACGAAGCCAAAGAACTATGGCGTGCTATACATCATCAAAACATAGAAATGAGGCTATAATTGTCGGCTATCAGGCGACAGATTGGCATATACCGATGACTTTTGAGCAATATGCTCAGATTGTAGAGGATTGGAATATAAAAGCCATTTTAAAGGATCAGACGGTTATAGGAGCCATCTATTCCAAAAATGGCGAAACTCATGTATCTATATTACCTGAATGGCGCAAGCGCTGGCTGACAAAAGGACTCTTGAAAG